CCGCCTCCCTGGACTGCTGCCGCTCCCACTCACGCGTCAGGGCCTGCGTAGCACCCGGTGTCAGGCCCCAGAACTGCCGAGTTGTTAGGCCGAGGCCGCTGCGGCTGGTGCCGAAGGCCCAATGCCTGAGCCATCGTCGTTCGTCGAAGGAGCCGGGGTCTTCGCTGGCGTCGGTTCGGCGGTCGTCGTCGCCAGCCCAGTTTTTCCCGTGAATTCTTTCCAGACGACCTCCATTAGCGGAGCCGATTCGCCATCCCTCAGCTTGTCGGCGAGCTTCAGGGGATCGAGGCCGAGGGTATCCCAGTTTCCTTCGGCATCCATCTTGCCGAGGCCGGCAGCTGCGAGTTTGTACATCGCTTCGGTGTAGCGCCCCGAGCTGAACCGCGTGTTGAGTGCCGCGGCCATCTCGGTAATGTCGATACCCCACGTTGAGAGCAAATAGAACGCGCCGTTCCCGTAGTGAACGTGCATATCCTTACCGCCCACTTTGACCGTGGGCGGAGGTGCGATTGTGGATGTCTGCATGGACTAGATCCCGGTGAAGTTGGGCTGACCGCTCACGCCGAATTTGATCTTCGATGTGAGGGGTTTTTCAACATTCATGTCGATCGGGAAATCGTCAATCGTCGCATCGAACATGAACGTGATGCCGTCCGGGAAATCGAGCGTGTACGAACGCACGACGCCGTCACCACCGCTGGCCTGCGCCGCGAAGATGTAGCCGAGGGCTTCGGGATCGGTGAAGCTGTGCCCGACAATACCGCCCTCGTTGGCTCCGGAGTCCGGCTGGAAGTAGAGGTCGCCGGTGATCGTGCCAGCGTCCATCAGGGTCACGATGTGCTGTTTCCACGGCGTGCCCATGTTGGTTGTGTCGGCTACCACGGCCTTCATATCCCAATTCAGGTTTGAGATGTTTCCGATGGGGTTGTAAGTGCCGGGGGAGCCGGTGAAGATGGACAGAACGCTTCCTACAGACGGAAGTCCGCTGCCCTGAGGTAGTGTGATCGGTGTGAGTGACATGGTGTTTGTTGGTCCTTTTCGGTGGTTCTAATTTATTGCAAGACTTTCGATATTCCAGACTCGGAAATCGAGCGATTCGACGTAAACCGGTCCGTTGGGGTTCGACGGATTCGGAATCATTCTGGCCGTCTGATTCAGCAGCCGCGTCGGGTTGGAACTGATCGACGTGACCGGAGAATCGAACTGCTGATTGGTGCAGAGGTTGATCGTTCCCATGAAGTCGATCACATCGTTCGCGACCGCGCGGGCCGTTTCGGAATCCAAATCCAAACAGTCAACCTGAAATCGGATGGCGGTCAGGTTCATGATGCCGCCCTGATTGAGTTCGCGCATGGTTGTCACCCGGGTTACGCGCACACACGCCCCAGGGGCCACCTCGGCGACGACATTCTGCTGTAGACGCCTGTTATACCAACGGAACGGATTTGTGCCAAGGGTCGCCTGAAGCGCGGCGTTAGACTGCGCGAGGGTGCGGAGCTTCACCTCGGCGCTCGTGAAGGCGCTCACGTCACCACCTCCGGAATGCGCTCGCTGAATCCGCAGAACGTCAAGCCACCGAACTGGGCGGTAACGATCACGTCGCCCCAGACCTTCGGCGCTTCGATCATCGGTCGCGAGAAATAAAACACTGCGCCATCCGTGTTATCAGGTTCTGTTGATGAGACCGCCTCCATGCAATGCACCCATGACTCGTCGCCATCATTCGGGTACTTGCCGGAGTTCGGATCTTTGGAATTGAAGCTGGAGAAAGCCCACGGCTTGAGGATATTTTCCTGCATCGTATGTGCGAATCCCTGCGCCGGTGCCATCGCGCACCGGTTCTTGAGAACCCACACAACGCCGCGCATTGCCTCATACGTACAGCCGCGCGACTCTCTCCATACACAGAGAGCTGTGAGCATGTCGCCGGTGTCGTAGGGTGCGCGGGGAGTGATCGTCATCAGACAGTGCTCACATTGACCTTCACGCGGGTCATAATTCCCTGACTGTCACCTTCAGCGCCTTCGACGTCGTAGATCGTCACGATACCATTTGCTCCAGTCACAACCGCGCGCCACTCCGTGTGATATTCGATCTCCGGGTAATTCCCGGATAGCCAAATGTGCGATGAGTTGTCAGACTCGATATCGGCTTGTGATTTCCGTTCACCGGCAGTGATCCTGATATCTGACGTTGGCGCGTCCATGCACACGATCCCGACGTACCCAGCCACGTCCGCATAGGTTCCATCGGGCGAGCCATCCGCAGTCAGCGCGCCTGTAGGAGCCTGAAATGTCGCGAGGCTGTTAGCAATCTCCGCATCGATTACGGCGGGGATCACGGCATCGAAAATGTAGGACTGTTGCTGAAACATCAGGATGAGCTGATCTCCCTGGCCATGTACTCAATCCGCGTCGAGCAGCCCAACTTACGCATGAGCCTGGCACAGTACCCTTTCGCCGTGCCATTGGTGATTCCCAGATCGTGCGCGAGCACTTTGAGGGAGTGCCCGGACAGCAGCAGTTTCGCGAGCTGTCGTTCGCGCGGGCTCAAGTGAGGAGTGGAGCTCATTGGATTACTGAACTCCCGACACGACGTAGTAAGTACATTTCACGATCATCGACGCACCGGTCCCGCCCGTGAAAGGCGCGGTGGCGTTGGAGATATAGATCGGAGCGTTGATGGCGATTGATGATGCGACTATCGATTGAACACCACCACTCGCCGTCCCAAAAGTTATAATCTGATTGGCGCTAAAAGTGGTGAGAAACGTCGTTAATGCGGTTCCCGACGAAAGCGAAACTGGTGGAGACACATTGCCGTAATACAGCCCGATACTTCCACCCGCGCTAAACGCGGTGCCCCCATAAATCGCATTGAACACGCAACCGTTAATTTTTACAACGCTACCCGGCCCTTGTGCTGGAATCACCAACACCGGTGTTGCATACATCCCGTCGATTTGCGCTGCCGTGAGGGTGACCGGCGGCGCGGTTTTAATTGGCCCCGTTGGCGGTGAGTACTGAGCTGCCAAATGGCTCTCAGCAACGAACCCAACGATAGTGAGATAGCAGGCCGGAATTCCGACCAGCACCGCGATGAGAAGAGAGATCGATTTGAGTTTCTGCATGGTTAGCCTACCGGGTACAGCACGTACAGAACATCATTCACGGTGCCTTTGAAGCTGATTCCGAGAGCTTGATAAAAGCTGAACTGCTCAGCATTGTTTTGCGGCGTGTTGTACCCCGCTCCCGGGCTCAGCGGAAACCCGTTCGTCGCGACGTCCGCGCCGCCCAGGAGGATATTCGCCGCGTTGCCGGAGTCAGCCAGGAACTGAAAGGACTTCGCCTGGATCGCCCCAAGTACTCCCGAGAGCACCTGCGCCGTCCCGTCACACGTTATTTTCTTGCTTTGAATGCTCGTCATTTTTTCTCCTATGCAAAAGTTCCTGAAGCCTGACGCTGCCACTGTTTTATATATCGGTCCCTGAATGACCAATCCGTGTTGCTTTGCTCAATAATCATGAGAGCCCCGCTGTTGTCATCGAGATCGCGGTAGGACTTCGCGCCATCTCTCAGCGCGTCGGTAACATCCTTGATTTTCTGGAGCGATACATCAAGCAGCTTGAGAACGCCGCCCAACTTTGCCTTGTTGTTCGCCAGCGTGTCCAGCGCGAGAGCCGCCACGCGGTAGTAGCTAACCGGCTGATTCGGCAGAAAGCGGCCCTGCGCGCCGGAGAAGAACATCGAACTTTGAAATCCACTCATCTGCTGAATCTGGAAGAACGCCGCGATCTCCTGATCGCTGAATATCATCACCGGGGGGGCCGTATTCGGGATGAAGGACGTATCCGGAATCAGTAAGCGAACATAGCTCGTCTGCGGGTCCGTGTCGAAATCGTAAGTGTAAGTCGCGACCATGCGCCCTCTACACCATCGTGTTGCGGCTCAGGAGCGTCACCAATACAGTCGGGTTGTTAGCCGTACCAGACGGCTGGAACAGCAGCTGGCATCGCTGGTTTGTGGCCACCGTGGTAGCGCCCAGCATACCAGCCCCGAATGCAATCGTGGTCTTAGCGTCTGCCGCGGCAAAGGTGCAGGTCTGCGCGCTGGCGTTCAGGTAGTCCACTCGGAACGGCGTGTTGTTGACCAGCGCCGCGATGAGATCCGCGCTGGCCGGGAAGGTGTCGATAAACCCGCCACCCGGCCCGGTGCGCGTGATGACGCCGGCAAGGACTTCAGTCGTGGTGAGCGCGTGCGCTCCAGCTGTGGTGATGTTGATATTTGTGGGATTCAGCGTCATTTTCGTTTACCTCGTTAAAGTCAAAAGCGCCGCCCGCTGGCTGGTGAACCAAACGAACGGCGCTGCCTTGGGAGAAAGACTATGCGAGACCGTCGCCGCGCGATCCGACCCAACTGCGCCCGTCTATCTGAGTTCCACCCAGAACCGACATGGCCTTCATTTCCTGATTCATGGTGGTGAAGTCGCCCATCATCGGTTCGACGCCTCCACCGGGCCGCATGGTGTTGGGAACTTTTTGAAAAAGCTGAGGACCACGGAAGCCACGCAGGTATCCGAGTTCGATACCGGGCCGCGCCACGGTGCCGGGATCGAGGCTCATTGTCCATGCGCCGGGGAGCGAAGAGAAGCCAGCAGCCGCGCTGCCGGTGTCGTAATACGGATCGTGGATCCAATCCGTGTTCTGGTTGAACCAGGCATTCGTCTCAACCCACTGCGAGGGGAAGCCCTGCGCGTTGGCGTTGCCGCCTTCGACGCTGATCTGATTTCGTACGGCGTTCTGAAGATTACGCGCGGTTGCGACGTTACTGGAGCCGAACGTGATCTTGATTTTGCCACCGAACATGATCGGCTGTCCGGTCGCATCGCGCTGGCCCGCCAGAATCTTCGTGCCGTCCATGATGCCCTGCGCCGAGAATCCCGGATTGTTCGAGCCTGCACCGTTGGCGATCGTGATCGTGTTTCGGTATCCGGCGGCGAACAGGTTGGCGTTCAACACACCGTTGCCCGCATACAGCGAGTGGATGTAGATCGCGATGCCGCGTTTGATCGTGGTCATCAGATCGCGTGGAACTTCCTGGAAGATTCCCAGATTGTCGTTCAGCGAGGCTGACCAGTTGATCGAGGCTTTGGCCTGCATCAGGCGCGGCTGGTACTCTACCGCCGCCGTGTCGGTTGTCGGATAATTCGGATCGTTCTGCGGAACCGGGCCGCTGTATGCCTGCTGAGGAGCCGGAGCCGCCAAGTCCATAAACTGCGCGGGTTCAACCAGGCCGTCGAGCATGTAGCGCTTGACGAATCGCGTATCGTTGAGATCCTGAATCTTGCAGAGCTGTTCGTTGAAAATCTCGAATGCGCCGAACTGCCCGTAGAACAGGATATCGAGCACATCCGCAAAGAGTGCCTGATAGTCAGTGCGCGACATTGTTTCGCGCAATCCCTGCATCGTGCCCTGCGGATAGAGGCGCGGGAAACCGGCCTCGGCCAGCATGGTGATGTGGTTCTGGTCCGGCGGCGCCATCGCTACCCGGAGCCAGTAAGGATCGACTTCGCCAGTGATTACACCAGCAACGAGGCGCGCGGCCTCAAAGGCTCGCATGCGGACGGGTGACGATGCGGGCATCTTCGCGATGTTGCGCGGACGCCCGAATCCGAGGGCCTGTTTGCTAAGGCCTTCACCGGATAAAGTTTCAAAAGTTGTTGGGATCATTGTTCATGGCTCCTTTAAAGATTAATATCCACACCAGCGGCGGTGTTAGTTGTGCCGCTCGGGATAGCCTGAGCCTGGCTGTTCAGCGTGCCGAACAGAACGCCCGTCGAATCGCCGCAAAGCGTGAAGCCCGATGTGACGTTCGTGGCCGCGTCGTGAACGCCGCCCACCGCATAGATCGGGTCGCCCGGGTTGATCGCATCGGCAACGAACGGGGAGAGCGTCGAAGCCGCTACGACCGTGAACGCAAAGCAGCCATCGAAGTATCCGGTTGCCCCGCCGATGTTCGCCTGATACGAATCGAGATTCGTGAATGGCGTCTGAACGCCGTCCGGATCTCCGATCAGCAGAGGCGTTCCGCCAACGGTGATCGTCGAAGGAAACTGAACCTGCCGCGTTTTGGTCGGCGTGACCGAATAGAGTTGGTTAATCATTACGCTGCCACCCCCACTTGTTTCTTGGCGTCGGCTTCGGAAAGTCCGAGCGACACCAGAGCCGCGACGTCTTCCGCCGCGCTTTCTTTCTGCCGTGCTTCGCGGGCCGCTTTCGCCTCAGCGGTTTCCGTCATCACGATCGGAGCCGCGCCCATGCCGCGCACACCGCCCGTTGCCGGGAGAGTTGCGCTGTAAGACTTCGCGAAGGCGTTGACCGCTTCGGTGAGCTTCACGGCATCGAGGTCGCCCGATTCCTTCACCGCGATTGCGCGGGGAGTTTCGGCGGTTCCGACAACCGATTCGACAACGAATTTACGCTGCGATTCGGTCAGCGAGGTTGTCGCCAAAACTGCGCCTGCGAGTTCGATGGCATCGGCGCGGAGAGCCCGAGCGACCAGCCGACCGTTGATGGCGGTTTGAGTCGCCAGACTTTCCTTTAGAGTTTTTACTTCGGCTTCAGTCATATCGACTCCTTCGGTGAAATTGAATTCTTCCAACAGCTTCGTGAATCGTGGAGACTCCGCGAGGGCCATGCCGCCCCGCCCTGCCTTCGTGACGTAATCGACTGATTCAACATGATCGATACTGGCGAGTTCGGGCTTGCCGTTGACCATGCGTCCGGATGCCGTGCCGCCCGCGCGAATCGAAAGTCCGATGTGCGGCGCACGCTCTTCGATCTTCGTGGCGTAGTCGGCCATTGGCTTCGCCTCGGCATACACGCCAGGGCCCTTGGGCCCGTTATCCATCCACACGCCGGCTTTGGTGGTGATGGCTGCAAGATTGTCGAGGTCACCTTCGGGCCGCGCGGACTCCTGCGCTGCGGTCGGGTGATTCCAATACATGAACGTTTTGGCTTTGAAAACGCCCGCCTCAGCAGCTGTCTTCAGAACTTCAGCCGGGTAATGAGCTGAGCTTCCGGTACCGGGCGAGATCATCAGAATCGGGTAGGAGCTTCGGGATTCGGTCAACTTCAGATCGCCGATGAACGCCGATGCGGCAGACTCGATCAACTTTACGCCTGCCACAGGACCAATCCCCGCTTCCGCAGCTTTGACCTTCCATGCCTTCGGAAGTTCATCTGTCCAGCCTTTACGCTTCGCAATCGCGATGATGTTGGCCTTGATCTCCGATGCCGATGAGTTGCCGGAACCAGCCCGGCCAATCGACCGAACCGCGGCCATTACATCTTCGCGCTTCAGAATCGGGAACGATTTGCCCTTGCCGGCAAAGTCGCCTTCTGGTGCGGCATCACGTTCCGGCTTCGCAATGAAGCGTTCATACACCGGCAGTTCCGTGTAGATTTTGGCCGTCTTCAGGGCTTCGGTCATCCCCGCGATATGGTCGCCTTCGTCCATCGTGGGCTCATAAACCATGCGTCCGCGTACTTTCATCGCATTCGAGGTGTCTACGGTCGCCTTCTTAGCAAATCCATTGCCGCCTGAGATCGAGTACGGGGCCTGCATCGTTTCGCCACTCGACCGGTACACAACGTCGCCGGATTCATCGTCACCCATGTGATCCAGCACGTATCCGTAGCCGCCGTCTTTGTGCAACCCGTCAACGGCACTGGATAGAGCAGTGTGCGTATCTCCAGCCGTCAAAGCATCGGCGGATTCCTGCAACGATTGCGCTATTAGGAGAGTTGCGGCAGAAAGCTTCACTGACAGGGATAGTAAAGCTTTGAAAACAATCGGTCAACGAAATGAAGTATTATTCTAGAGAATGGAAAAACCAACAGAAGTGAAACTTTGCTCCGCGTGCGGAAAGAATCCACGCGTTGATCAACGCGACAAAAGCACGAATACCCAGTGCTCGGAATGCAAATACGATGTCCAGAAAAAATGGACCGCGAACAAGGCGAATCAGGACCAGGCACAAGCATTCGCTGCCGGAGTAGCAGCTACAAAAATATTCGTGGCAGGGCAATTCGAGAAGGCAATTCGCGGAGCCTCGATCAACGGATTTGAGGCTGCCCGACTCGTGCTGGCCTGCAAGGGCCCATCTTTTTCGCAGGGCCCTGACTCCCCGCTATCTTAGTGGCCCAGCAGCGGCGCGCCGCGGCTCAGGATCTCGGCGAGCGTCACGAACGCCAGCCCCAGACCTATCAGGTTCCACCGCGGGCCGGCGGGAACGCTGAAGCCCGCCAGCACGAACAGCACGAACCCGAAGATCAGAAGAATTAGAGTCAGCATCAGCATTACGGCCTGGGCGCTCCGGCTTTGTTGAGGATGTCGAACGCCAAACCATCCGCATTGGCGTTCAGCCAGTCAGCCAGGGCAATTGTGCGCGCGGAGTTGATGTAGCCCTCGCGATATGCGGCCCGGGTGGATGCCGGCTGTTCCGCGATCCCGACCGATGAACGCGATCGATCGGTGGCAAGTGTGGCGCCATCGTAGCCAGTTCCACGGTTATCGCCTCGATCTCCTGCCGGATTGTTCCGGTCGTATTCCGTGTGAATCGTATCGAGCGGCCGCTTTGTCCCGGCGGGGACTTCACAGGATGCTTTAATCTCTGCCGCGATGCCGTTGATGAACATTACGGCGGATGTATGGGAGTTCTGGTTTTTGGCTACGTCGAGGCGTAGCGTAGCAAGGTTGGTCATACCGTGCGGTACTGCACGCGAATCGCCGATATCTGAAAACAAAAAGACCCGCTGCCTCCCCCGAGGTTGAGCGGGCCGATTTGCTGAATGGTGGCGCAGGGCGGATTTGAACCGCCGATCTCCAGCTTATGAGGCTGGCGAGATACCGAGCTTCTCCACCGCGCTTCCCAAATTGTACTACGCGGCGGAGTACTACGCGGCGGAGGTATTCGCCGTGACCGCTGCCGCCAGAGCGTCATCGTTCGCGGTCAGCGAAGCGGTGATGGCATTGAGGGCTACCGGGTCCGTTCCGGCTGCTTTGATCTGCGCCGCAAGGCCCTGAATGAGAGCCAGTGCCGATGCTTCAACCGTTGTATTTCTCGCTACTTCCGCTGTCAATGCGTCAAGTGTTGCCATGATTTGTTTCGTCCTCAAAATGATCCACCCCGCCATGCAGATGAGGACTGCCAGCAGGACTGGGGTGTAGATCATGGCTTCACGATATCACAAAATCAGATCATTTCCTGCCTAAAATCGCGGTTGCGCTTGCGAAGTTGTTTCGGAATATTCCCGCGATCGCGGGGCGCGCGGTATCGAGCGCAGGTCTCGCATACGGTTGCGCCGCGTGGCCTATCCATTCCTGCTTCTTGTAGTCGTACACCCAGCCGCCGGTGATTGGAACGCCCTCGGTCGGCAGGTCATACGGGTAGGTACCCATCCCGCGAAGGCCGGTTCCGTATTCGACGAACTGCGCGTGGGGAGCGTCGAATATCACGAAGCCGGTCGCCATAGGTCCATCGACTTCAATCTCAATATGTCCGGAATCGCTGAGCTCGCTCGTATCCACCGGGACAATGGATTTGGCTTCGGCGAGCACCACCGCCGCGCCTTGCTCAACGCTGAGGCGATTTGCTGCGCTGTAGGTGTTCGACGCCACAGCGACATTCAGGCCGGTGAAGCTGGATTGTGCGCGGAAGTTCATATGTCCGCTCCCACCATCAGAGAGCAGAGGCAATTCGGGTGAGCCGTAGGCGCATCGTCTCCGCTCTCAAATTCCTCATCAATCGGAATTCTTCCCTGTAAGGAATTCGCGATGCAAATAACGCACGGTGTTAAATCGGTTTCCCACCACTTCACTT